CGTTCGGATGTGTGGCGCATATGAACAAAGCAAACCTTAAAACGAAAGAATTTGACTATGAGCGAAAAGGACAGGAGGCACTTTCACCTCCGCGCCACCCTTAGTAGCTCGCCCAAATTAGGTAACTCACAATGCAAGAAATTCCGACACAACCAACAATAAGTAGCTTATCACTAGCTTTACTCATTGGTAGCAATAACTATCAAGAAATAAATTCCATCGCAACTAGATTGTATTGTGCAGGAATTATATCAACAAACCCAAACCATAAAAATGCTGGCGAATGCAACCTAACTAGAGTGGACTCAATTATAATTGTCGCCCAATCTTACCCCCTATTAGCGTCTAAGGTAATTGATTACTGGGATCGCATTCAAGACAAAACAAACCAACTAATATCATATACGGATTTAGATCAAAGATTAACCGCTATTGAGAGTGCTGGTGATATTTATAGTAACTCTGATTTGCTATTCAAACAGGATAAGTTTGACCGACAAGATGTAGGGTTATCTATTCAGGTTGCTAACGCTAACCACCTAAGCACATGTGAAGCTATTGAAGTTAGACTTAATTACTTTAACGGCTTGCAACCTGACGGAATGGAATCAAAATCAGCTAGCGGCATAAAAGGCGTCGCCTCATCTGCTTCGCAATATTGGCGCGTAATACTTGCGCCGGATGGATGGTCAAGAGGAACTGATCGCATTGATTATGGATATTTTGACTCACTAACTAAAGCTGTTAATTTTCTAATCAAGCAAGAAATTAAACACGGCTTACGCACACAATAACCATTATAGCCAGTTAACGCTGGCGCATTTTAAGGAGATTCACATGAGCAATATTAATTGGGATGAAGCGCCAGAGGGTGCGGCTAAATTTAGCGTGATTGGCTGGATGATGATGCTAGGATCAACATTACTAAGATACAAGAATGGTGAATGGTTGATAATTGAGCCTAGTCATAAAAACAGGAATATTTGGAATAGCTCAGTATCTAGACCTGATCTTGTAATCAAAAACAAAGACAAAACCGAATCAGCGTATCAGAAATTAGATACAAATGACGCTGTGAATGCACCATCACACTACTCACTATTTGAAAATGTTGAAGCCATCCAATTACTAGCATCATCAATGACAGAGGTCGAGTTTCGCGGATACTGTTTTGGTAATTTACTAAAGTATCGCGCTCGTGTTGGCGGCAAAGATGATGTTAATCAGGAAATTGGTAAGGCAAATAAGTACAAAGAGTTATTCGCTAAATATAAAAACCTATGCAGAACTACATCGCTATTTGGAGAATAAAATGAGCAAACAACTAACAGAAAGGCAAAGACTAATGATTGAATCAATGTATACAGAAGATGGCGTGAGTATGAAAAACATTGCTTTGTATTTTCAGCAGATTGGTAAGCCTATTGATGAGTCTGCAATTTCTCGCCATCTAAAAAGAAATGGTTTATCACGCAAAAAAGGTGGCCCACTGAATCACCAAGCGCTACCAAGTTTCGAAACGGTTTACTCAATGGCGTTAAGGCTGATGCACAGTCGTGTGTGTATTTAAATACACTTTAGCGGCAAATTACAACATATAAATCAATAAAGTAACTGATGTTACACTGAGGAATAAGAAATGGACGAATTAAAACGCGCTGTAGAATGGCATAAGCAAGCTGTGCCGAATCCGACAATTGAAAGCGCCTGTGTGCAAATTGGTTGTCACTACGAAGAAGTTGCAGAGATGGCGCAAGCCACAGGTGATAACGATTTGCTAATAGAGGCTGAGCGCGTAGGAGTTGAATACAAGTCTAAAAACTCGCACTACCTAGATGTGCTTTATAACCTAAATAATGCTGATAAGATAAAATTACTAGATGCCTTATGCGATCAAATAGTAACCGCGGCAGGTGTCGCTCACTCGCTAGGGTTCGATCTTATTGGTGCGCTAGGTGAGGTTAATGATTCTAATTACAGTAAGTTTACTGATGGTAAACCAGTGTTTGATAAAAACGGCAAAATAGATAAGCCTGCTACATATATTAAGCCAAACTTAAAAGCGTTCATCTAGCAACCTGTAAGCCTAACTTACAACTTCAAGCCCATTAACTTGGGCTTTTTAATATCTAAAATTCAGGCAATAAAAAACCCTCACATGAGGGCACTTGTTACCGAATCGACACGATGGTTAATCGTTATGAAGGTCTAAATCAACACCTTTGTCTGCAACATTTCGTCAGGGTCTAAGCAGGAGATTTTTGCTATTATAGATGACCTTTTCGCCTCTGCCCATGTTGCGCGGGGATGGAGGTAATTGAATTTGGTTTGCATCATTCACGCTTCGCAGCGTTAAATCAGCTTGCTAGTCATAGCCTCGTAGCTGGCAGATATTATCACCATCCTTATTATCGAATGAAATATCCACTCGTAACGTGAGTGAGTCGGTTTTCGTAGTGTTGTCTCACTTATTATTTGTTCACGGCAAGATATTTACAAGATATCTAGGATGACCAAACTATTACTACAGATTTCACAACAAACAATATAACAATCACTTTTTGCTGTCAACACTAAACGACTCAAAAACAGTGTCATACCAAATTAACCAAGCTTCTACTGTTTGTTGGCACTCGACATATTGAGTATGCACGCTAACCAACTCAGCAAGTATAAGCGCCTTATTCGCACTTTCTATCGGCTTTAACTCATTGCACTGGTGATTACTTGGCTTTGGTGGTAATTGCCTTTGTGCGTCCAACTGATTGATTGTAGATGCGCAACCACTCGTCATCAATAGCATTGCAATCAGTATCGCGGTATTTCGTAACATATTTTAATACCTCTTTTTCAACTTCAACCGTTTGAGTTTTAATTATCTCGATGACTTCAGCCTGTTTGTTTTGGCTAGCAATTAGGTCAGCTTGCAAGTCTGCATTTTTAACATTAACCGCAATTAACGCCTCACTGGTTGAGTCGTTTAATTTTGCGATTGCATCATTCCAATCTGATTGCACCTTTGTTGAGCCGTAATCATATGCAAGCCAACCATAAATAACTAGGCCCGCAATGATACCGACTATTTTAATCGTGGCTAGGTTTATCATTTGCTTGACTCGTATTTAGATTGAACGGCTTTGGCAAATGCACTTGAGCCAATTAACCCGGTGCCAATCGTAATCGCCATTCCAGCATCAGGTAATGACATAAACATGGCAATGCAGCCAGTCAATGAAACAACACTACCTACCACCATTGAAATCATAAACCCTAGCCGCATCATTGAGCGCTTTCCGTTACAATTATCAAAGAAGCTCATAGCACACGACCAATAAGGATTAATTGCTGGTAAGCGTCTTTTTGTGTAAGCATTAATAATTTTAGTATCATTGATCAACCCCTATTACGTATTGAATATAGTCTTGTTTGTACTTTTCTGCTGTAGCCTTTCCAGTTCTGTTCCAATATGATTTACAGTAATCAGCCGCTGCATCAATGCCATTTGGTAGTTGGTTAACGTCCATTAGCAAATAGCATCTGGCCACGAAAACCGCATAGTCATCATTAAATTCTAACTGATTAACGTTGCGCGTAAAGCCGCATTTCTTGGCAAGCTTATTAATTGAGTCGCAATTATCCCATATTGAATCATGCGTAACTGGTTCAATTTGAAATACACTCAACGCTGGCCCTTTAATTTGTTTACGATATTTTCCACCCATAGACTCGTGAGCCGCAATCATCAGTAACACCGTGTGAGCCGCATCAGAATAGCGGTTCATCCTAATCAGCGTTCGTTTGATTGCGCTATCAATAACCTGCATGTTACTTGTCATATTTCACCAATAAAAAAGCACCCCGTAGAGTGCTAGTTTATCATTAAAACAATTATTATTTAACTGCGTCGTTTATTTGGCTTACCATTAACATAAATATCATCGATGCTCACGTGCTCAATCACTTTGGTATGGCCACCAAATGGCGCAAGATAAAACATTAATTGAGGCTTGTTATTACCATTAATAGGTTGCTTATCTTCATCTAAAAACGCAATTCTACCACCCGTTATTGGCATGATGATCGCCGCATGATTAGCTAGTTCAGCATACCATTTAGTTGATGGATCGTTGTTTAGTACACCTGCCACTGCATAGCCTGCTTTACTCCACTTGATGGCTTGCTTAACAAATGGTAAAGGATTGCTATATGGCGGGTTCATCCAGCAAAGACGACCTAAGAATGTATTAAACTTTAATGGAAGCAGCTTGTCAGATAAAAAATCATCTTCTTCTGTAATGTATTTATCGCATACATGGCCTTTATCACTAGCACACAAATCAAGCTCAATTTTACCAAAACGCGACTGAATATAATTAATCACTTCTGGCGGAGTTTGCCACATGTCATTAGCCATCACTCACCAACCTTAGGCGCTTTAAACCCAGCGTTAAATAACATCTCAGCATAAGGCAAAGGCATTAACCCTGCGTTTGATTGCGCTTCATTTACGGCTTCAATAAACAATTCAAGCTCTGACTTTTGTTTAGCTCGGTATGTAAATTCACGGTTTATCAAATTAAATCCAGATAACATATCAAGCCACACTTCACCGTTGAAAGTTTGAACGTCACCGTTACTGAATAAGTAATGTACTAGCAACCCTCGCTGCTCATCAGTTAGCTCGCTTAGTGGTTTATCGTTGTTGTATACAGACCACTCATCGCTATCAAGTTCGAACATGCCTGCATTCCAATGAATATCGCAGCCATCTACCTCAATAAACCCACCCGTAGCGGAAACGCACGAAACAATCCCGCAGCCCTTGCCGCAGTTATGAGTAAAAAAATCAACATGCTCAACGCACTTAACCTTATCGCCAACTTTAAATTTACCCATTGCCTTTACCTCCAAATACTAAATCAAATTGTTCATCGAATTTCTCTTGTTGTTCTGGTGTCATATTCATCTTAATTTATTTCCTATTTATTGTTGACACCGATAATACTAATAACATATGATTCAGCTGTCAACAGGAAAGGAGTTAAAAAAAATGATTAAGAATGTAGAAATAGAAATGTACGGGCATAAGTGGCTGATTGAGATTGATCAGTATAGCGGCGATGAGTTTGATTTTGATATTAACAAGACAGAGCTGAATCATAGCGGTGTAACGCTCGATATGTCAGACTTGTGTGACAACATCGACCAGTTTGAGGATGAAGTGACGGACTTGGTTGCGGTAAAGCTAGAGCAGGAGGCGTTAAATAATGTCTAAAACTGGATATCACACGCAGGCTATAAGAAGCTATAACGAATTTATAAATCGCGGGCCAAGACGAGCTAAGGCTGTCAGTGAAGAAAGTCTTGAGCGAAAAGAAGCGCGCAGAAAGATTGAAGATATTAAATTGGCACGTGAGCTTAATTTAGATTTAGGAGATTTATCATGAATTGGATTAGTGTTGAAGATAGTTTACCAATAACAAATGAAACATTAAAAGGTAGCTATGCTTGTGTGGATGTTATTATGCGCCTACATGATGGCGAGGTTGAATTTGGGGAGTACAGTGCAGGCGATAACGGTGGCAGCTCATTTTGGGGTAACTTTAATTGTTCATATAAAGTAACTCACTGGATGCCTAAGCCAAAATGGGATTTATCATAATGCTACAAGCGCAATCAGAATTAACAACACTCATGCTAGCATGGCAAATTGCGCGAGTTGAGGGGCTAAATCAAGCTGCTGCAATTCGAAAGTGCGCCAGACGATTACGCGACACAACCAAAGACAGTGTTCTGTTTGATTTATACAAAACGCTAATTGATGCGCCAGATGGTAAGGTTATAAAGTGCGCTATCGGGCTGTATGATAAATTAGTTCAAGACGGTTTACTTTACGTAAAATAATTGGCACTATGCCACACGATTAATAAAAGGAAGATGAAAATGGCTAACGATTTAAATAAATTTATGTGTATCGGGCGTTTAGGTAAAGACCCTGAAGTTCGCTATATGCCAAACGGTAATGCTGTTGTTGGGTTTAGCATTGCATTAGGCGAATCATGGAAAGACAAAAACACTGGCGAAAAACAGGAGCGAACCGAGTGGGTTAACTGCTCTGCATTTGGTAAGCTTGCTGAAATTATTGGTGAGTACGTCAAGAAAGGTTCAAAGATTTACATTGACGGCAAAATGCGTACCGAAAAATACACTGGTAATGATGGTGTTGAAAAGTACGCAACCAAAATTATTGTTGATAATATGCAGATGCTTGATAGCAAATCAGATAATGCAGGCCAACCTAACCCGCAACAAAGTGCATCAAATGGTCAAAACAACGCGCAACAAAGTGCAAGACCTCAGCAGCGACCGCAAGCACAACCAAGCAATAGCGGGTATCAGCAGCAAGGTCAGCAGAACGCTCAAACAGGATTACCTGCTGGAGATGATTGGGACGACTCGGATATCCCATTTTAATTCAATAACTTATATTAACCAAACGCCTCTTCGGAGGCGATAAGGATTTAACATGGAAACACTATTTTACGTAAACTTAGCGATGACATTATTACTCGCTGCAATCATGGGTTACGACTTAGTTGTAAATGGATTTAATAAGGCTTTCCCGATGTGGCTTGAAAGATTACTAAGTCATGCGCTAGTCGCTAATGTGTTTTTGTGGGTTTTCTATATTGTGTTTGGTTAAATTTTGTTTAAGGGGGTTTGATATGAAATTATTTATTTTTGCTATGGTTATTATGCTAATGTCTGGTTGTGCTGATACTGTTACATTTGATCAAGCAGAGGCAATTAATCAGGTTGGTTTTTGGTTCGGCTTGTGGCATGGAATGATAGCGCCATTTGCTTGGATAGTTTCTTTATTTGATGGCAGCGTGTCAATTTATGCTATTTACAATAATGGCGGCTGGTACGATTTCGGTTTTATGCTTGGGATCGGCGCGCTAAGCTCGTCTACATCAAGATAAACAAAAAGCCCTCAATTAAGAGGGCTTTATTTTAACTACCTATCCGCCTTTCCCTTTGCTCTATTGCCTTCTTATGTAACGCTGTTTGCAACACTTCACCAGTCTTTTTATCTCGCAGTATATCGACAACACTACAGAGGCAATTTATGCGGTTCGATCCCTCATTCCACCAATCTTCCTGTTCCTGTGGCGTAAATATTTGACCGCTTCGTGACATATGCCATATGCGTGAGTTTTCAGCTAGTGCAGACAAATGCATAACAGCAACTTCAAATGAGCCAGCGCTGTAAATATCACGGTTCAAGTCTTTAGTGTTTGCCATATGCGCATCAGTTGCAGACTTGTTTAATTCAGTCCTAACAATGCGCAATGCTCGCCACCCTGCCATATCATCAAATGCCTTTGTCACATCCTTGGCGACTGAACGGTAACCGACACCTGATGTAATTGCCCTAGCTAATATGCCCGACACTTGTTTGGCCGACTCATCACTAAACCCGACCATACTATTAAACGTGCGACCGTAAACAGCATCTAATCTGCGCTTATAATATGGCTGCTGCAATATCTGCTCATATTCAATCGAGCGCACTTCATTTGATATTTCAGCACCGACAACTGAGGCTGGCGATAAATTCTGTGCCGTTTGCAATGATTCCTTATATCCAGTTTCAACCGCTTGGCGTGAATACGTGTTAAACCACCATTGAGCCGACCAAAGATTATCCTCAAGTCCTAGCATGTTGCGATAAATCAGATTTTTAATAAACCTGTCAACCTCACTCATGCGTTGTGGGCTAATCTCGTACACGTATTGGGTCTTATTGACGATATGCGCTAATGGCAATAGCTCGACAACGTTAACCTGCACTTTATCGACTAGCGACTGCTCAAGTATCGTTTTGATTAGTGGTTTAACTTGGTCGGCGATTAACTTAACTCGCTTTCTCATTTCCCGCAGACACTTACCACGCAGACTTCCCAATCCCGTTGGGTCATCTGCGCTGTGAATGATTGGGCGGCCTATTGCTTTAATCTTCAATCAAATCACCATCATCCGTTTCACCAACATCACTAGCTGAATCAACGAACTCGTCAATATCAAGCATATCAAGCAAGTCATTTGCAATTGCGTCGGTAATAGCTGGGTTAACGCCAGAACGGTTAAGCTTTTCAATGATAGTTGCAGCGGTTAAGCCCATATCAAGCTTATCTGCTTGGCTAGCTTCACGCGCATCATCCCAATCAATAACAACTTCACCGTCTGGCATAGGCAAAACGCCAATCTCGATAAAGCGGTTGATGTGTGACATTAACAAGTGATTAGCAAAACCTTCGCGGCGTTCCATCGTGAAACTATTCCACTGAAGCGTGTCTTTATCACTTGCAAGTTTGCCAGTTTGAAAACCGACTAGAACCGTCATTGGGATGCGATAGTTTGCAGCAATTTCCTTTTCGCAAAGCCCTGCCGCACCAGTAGGATCGCCCATTGTTGAGTTTAATGCGGTCATTGATGCGTCGCTGATAACTAATGTCGATAAGTCACCGCTATCAAAGTCGTTGATATTAGCATCCATTAGTTCAGCAGTTGCGCCAGTAGGAAGGTTTGAACCTTCCTTAAGTGCCATAACGCTGCGCTGGTCTGCATTCTTTTTCGTACCTTCAGCAGATGCCATGCGGATTTTTTCCCAGTCCATCAAGGCATAAAAGCAGCCCATCATAGCGGGTGTGCCGTATATAGTGCCATCTTCTGCACCTTCAGCGGCCATGATTAATCGACTTGGATGGCAGTTGAATGAGCGATTCTGACCTAATGATTTTGAGCCAGTGTTAAACTCAGCAACCATATACATGGTTGGCTCACCATAATTAGGTGATGTTAAATCAGTCTCCCACTCAGATTCTTTTAGCTGTGACTCATAAAGCGGCACAAGTTTTACCAAGTTACCTGGCAATAGATTTTCAAGCGGTTCACTCATTTTAGCTGCATTAGCATCACGCGCAACAATCAACGAACCAGCATATTGACCAATTCGTTGTTTACGGTCTAATGAGCGCACACGGTCTTTAAATGCAATCTTTTGGTCTTTGATTAGCTTGTTGAGTTCAATCTCGAATGGTGTTTTAACTTCATCGTTATATTCAGGTTCGCCATCAGAATCAAAATCCGTAACGTCGCGGATAGTAGGCCAGTCTGACCAAACAGAATCAACAGGCATATCGCAACCAGCTTTAGCTAGTCCGATACGACGGTACAATGAATAGAAATTGCTGAATGTTGGTGATTCAGGGTAGCCGTATTGGCAGATTAAATTGCGCTTGGTTTCTAGCTGTTCGCCAATGAAATTACCGCGCCCTGCAAACATATTCTGCAAGTCGCGGCTTGATTGAGCAAGTGCATTATTTGTGAGGGCTTTTTTAGCTGCCCGTTGTTTTTTAGATGACATGTTAAACCCTCAGTGATATTGATTAGAGTTTAACATGTTATAGGGGAAAGGTGAAAGTGTGGGTTACTCTCCGTACTCTAGCGTAATAAGTTTTCGCCAGCACCTGCCTCTAGGCTTTAGATTTTTGTCTATCCCCTTGGTTAAATCTGAATCATCAAAATCATTGCCCTTATTCACGTTGTTTAGTTTTCTGCTTTTTTCAGCATGGTTAAAATGATTTATCCAAATGTTTAAAAAGTATTTTTCGTTCATCCCATCACCCGCTTATCAATAACATTATGTATCCTACCGTTAATATCGCAATTATCACATATAAGATTCTTTTATCAATCCTGTGCTGATAAGCGTCATCTTCAAGAATAGCAATCTTATCATGCAGATCCTTTATTTGAAGCCTAGAGATTTTAAGTAGCGATTGATTGTATTTGTATCGGTCGATATTCATTCCATCACCCCTTAATCATCTTACTCATGCGCTCATAGTTTAAGTAGTCGCGCATGTGCTCGGCTTGTTTAATTACATTCTCAGCATCGACTGCATCACTATATTTTTGCATACACTCGGCCATTCTTTTTTCGTAGTAGGTCACTCTGTTTCCTCTAGCGCTTTCTCTGCCATACCAAAAACCATAGACGCATGATTATCGTCGCAATCCGAAAGCAAGTCATCATCAACCATTTTTACCATCGCAACCAAAGCATCTCGCAGCATCTTTACTTGCTCGGTTAGTTTGTCGTGTGCATCAGCGCTTGTAACATACTTTGCATCGAATATAGCTATTGTTTGGGCTGCATTAATATTTATCTTAAAGCTTGGTGGCATAATGATGTCTGATACATTTCTGATCGCGTCCTCATCCGATGAAGCAATAATAACCTCACCATAGAAAGTGTTTAATACTACAGATTTTGCTGTATAAAACTTTTTAGCGCCAACAACAGATCCTATGGATTTTTTTATTGTTACAGGGTTTTTTAATTCACTCATCTCTACATCCTTTATAAATCATTATTAAAAACTCACTCACACTTAGCGGCTTATCTTGAACGTAATTATCAATCGCCTTGCGTAGTATTTTGTTATCTTTGTTTGCTGACTTGATTTTAATCAAATCAGCATCGTTAACCTATTGCATTATCTCAATAGCTATTTGCTGCTGATACTCGCAATGGCTAGGAGGTAGGCCTAGCATTTAATAAAATCATTTTCATAAAGATATTCACACAATTCATATTGAAGCGAATCAACCTGATCGCCTTTATTGTTTTTAAAGTCCATCCATGAGTAATACATCTCATCAACCGCCTTTTGCTTTGGTGTACGAGTGTCTATTGGATGAGCCAATGCTAGGTCAAACGTATCTAAACCAATTCCAGCAACATCAAGCCAAACCCATCGCTGATAAGAGCCAATAACAACAGCTTTAAAATCACCCCTTCCGTGAACATTAACCATCACACTACTGCCTATTGGTGGCGGGTCTTTTTTGTCAGCCATTGCCTGCGTGAATACTGGCTTTGGCTTGGTAATCTCGCTATCTTCGTGAATCTTGAACTCGGTGTTTTTAATATCCTTAAACATGCCGCTAACATGCTCAGCAAAGTCATAGGGTTTAACCGCATCTGATTGGTCAAGTAGTGGGCGCCACATTGACTTGTCAGCATTAATTTCAATGCAATACTTTAGGGCAACCGGTAGCATGTCAATTGGTCGCCATGCGAATGAATCTGGAATGCTATCATCCCAAAGTATATGCGAATTAAAAGAGCTTGCTTCACCAACGCGATAATGATTACCTTTATCGCCATAAACAAACTCAACACCCAAATCTTTAAACTCTTTTACTGTTGTCATTTTAAATCTCCTAATTAGTTGACAACAAGAATCGTAATATATACAAATCATGCTGTCAACTACTATTTAGTTATTTAGCGGTTTCTTGAGCGGCGCATTGCAATAAACTCAGACACTGCATTCTTAGGTTTTAGCAATACAATATCAACTGCGTCCATTGTATTATCGACTATGTCATCGTGCTTATGGCTATCATCGGCCGCAAACGTTGAATGCTCACTAACAAACTCAGTCACCCATGGCGCATTCATTGGCAAGAATACATTACCCATTTTAATCTGTGGCGCGGTGTCCATAGCTCGTGTTAATTTATCGATGTTACGTTGTAACGCAACAATCTGACAAGGTGATGACCTACCCACCTCTTGTATTAAGCCTGTTCCACTTGATTTATCCTCGACATATGCAGCACGTAAATTACCCCATTGATGGTCGTTGCGCTCATAAGCTTCATCAATGAACTTACTGAACACAGTTCGTAACTCTGGGGCCTCCCACTTGCCGCGTTTGAGGTTAATAGCGTAAACCTTGCCATTGTATACACCCCATTCCATCATCACACTAAAGTCGTTATAGGTCTTTGTTTTGGTCGCAGTATCAGCAGTAATAAAGCGGTATTCGAACATTGGAGGGCTATTTTCGCCAACCTGGAATTGTGTTTCATCGTAAAATTGCCACCAAGATGAATCAAATATATTGCCTCCTAACGCTACCGGATGCTGCATGTACTGAGACATGAACGTGTATTCATCACGATCCCACAAATCCATTAAATCGCCAATGTACTCGTTATCAGGCCAATAAGACCAGTATTTAACGCCAGCTCTTTCTCTGTATTCAGTATCTTTGACGCAATTCCAGCACTCTTCGCGTATCCATTCTGGTAGTGATTGAATATATTCCTCGGTAATAAGTGCAGGTATCTTAATTAGGTCAAACTTTAAACCCATATGCCCTTCACTCATAAACCAAGTAGAGTCGTATTGATGCAGTCTTTGCTGTATGGCTACAATTGGCGTCGAGTTGTCTTTTGATTTATTACCGCGGCGTGAGCGTATCGTGTTGACTAATAGTTGATGTATTCTAGTGCGCTTAACTTCGCTGAACATATCGGAAGGCTTATCAACGTCATCAAGGCATATCCAGCCAGAAAAAGATTTACTAGGGTATCCGCCTCGGCCACCTGTAATTTGGCCGCCAGCCGAACGACTAACCACCTCAGCTTTAACTTTGCCATCACTTCGCAATAATGACCACTCATCAGCCTGATTCACCCCAACAGGATAAGGCCATAGGTATTGAAACTCATCGCTAGTGATAATGTCGCGGGTTCGCCTACTGTTACGCTTGGCCAATGTATCAGAGAATGAAATATTAAGGTTGCGCACTCGGTCGCACACAAGCATCGACCAAACAGGCGCATGAATTGATAGCGTTTCAGTTTTACCTGCACCGGGCGGAATGTTAAAGATAGTAGAGCCGCGCTTACCAAGTACAATTTCTTCAATAGGCTTTGCCATGTATCGGTGATGCCAATTGACTGACCACTTCTCACCTTGGATCAACTGAAAGAAGCAACGTTGAAAGCCTAGAAATGATTTCTCACTAATAAGCTTGATCGCCTGCTTCTCTTGCTCGGTTAACTCTTCCCAATCAAGTGTTGTGCTCATATTTTACTTATTATTGATTCGACGTCTGATGATGTGACAACAACGTTAGACGCTTTTGGTGACATTGAGCCGTCTGATGATGTGTTGTCTATCTTTTCACTATAGCCGTGATTAGATAGCATAAGCTTTGTAATTGTCGGATTCATTGAGTTAGAAAGCCCTCCAGATACCAGCATTTTAGCCTGCTTTGTCTTTAGCCTATCTAACGTGTGTAAAATATCCTCATCAGAATCAGACCAGTTATAGATGGTTTTGCGTGAAACATTGAGGTGATATGACAGCCCCTCGGCGCTTGGTACAAGGTCGTCATAATCAGTATGGTTCTCGATATAATCGTTAATTTTATCAAGCAAAGCTGGCTTGTCGTCCAACATACTAGGCGCTCCCATCTTTGCCATAATCTAAATCTCCTCTATTACCCAATAAGTACCAACGACATCAATTTTACACCCTTTGCCATGCTCTACTATATCATAAGCACGTCTAGGTATGTTGAGTCGGTGTTTTAATTTAAATTCAGCAGAGGACGATTCAAACGCCTTTTTAACGGCATCAACGCTAAGTGATGAATAGTGCATCTGACCAAAGCCATATCTTGGACTTATCATTTTATCAACAAGCTTCTCTTTTGTTTTTTCCTTCTTGCGCATAGTCTCGTACTCTGCTATTGTTTTACCGAGATTAACCCATTCTTAATGATTTGTATAGTTTCCTTGGTTGACACCTTTTAGCCCTCGCGATGAGGGCGTTTTTTTTGTTTATGAAAAAATCTTAGTAAAGGCCCATACTGAAACTAATCCAACAACAAATATTACTGCGATCACAATTACAACCAGCCAACCAAGTAAGAAGTCCTCTTTGTATGTTGAAAATCTACCACTAAAACCACTGCCGAGCATTGGTATAGCGCCAAATGAAAAAACAATAAATACCACAATATAAGCCACAATCATTTCGTAATCCATCACACACACCTCGCAATAGCATCAGTAACAACATTGGCACAATACTCAGCCAGCATGGATAAATCATTAAATATCAGGCTTTCAGTGAACTCTAATCCCATCTTGTCGATATGGCCGAAAGTCAATGCGGTTACAGCCTGAACATCGCCAATATCTAAATCGGCTGGTTTTAGTTTGAATATTTCCATTTTATTGGCCCTACTTCAATATTTTATAAATAACTTTGCCGTCACCAGCATCGAAAGCCATTATTACGTTTAATCGTCTAGATTTTACAGCATTATTAACCACACCTCGATCAATCCCCAAAAATCTAGCGGCTGCTGTCATATTGCCCCTAAAATGCGTCACTACGTCGTCTAAAGTTGAAACTGGTACATTGACCGTATTTAGATTTAAAAGCGGCTCTGTGACGCTGCCAGTTACTTTAAGTCTATCAAACGCCCTACACTTTACCGTTGTTTTGTTTTTCATTAGCTTTTTCATCCTGAATGCATAAATAAATGTATCGACCAGCAAATGCCAGTGTTGATACGGTTAGCAGCAATGCGAGTATGTGGGTCATAACGCACCACCAACAAAAGCACTTAGCTTGTCATGTAAGTCTAATATCTCAAATGCACATACAAGTGACAAGCCAGCGAAAAACCATGTAAGCGCTTTGTATAGGCGTAAATCTGATTTCAGTTGTTTGTTAGTCATTTTGATTTTCCTCCTTTACCTGCATCACTGACTTAGGGTTGTACATAACCTGCTTACCATCTAGCATTCCAAATATCCAGCCAGATTTAATACGTGCATGCATGGTCTGCTGACTAACGCCGTGTAACTTTGCAAACTCGCTTAGGTTTTTTATGTTCATTTTAGATCCTTGTTTTGCCGCCAGTCACGGCGGACATTATTTATAGATATTTCTGCAACCACTTGTCAGCAGATTTGAACGATTTAAAGTCCTTGCTCACTGAATAGCTCATTGCTGTAAAAGTTCCGTCTTGGTTTTCGTATACGCCAACGCTTTTGTTTCCGTCTTGCTCGTATGTTTTAGATTTCATGTTATTTACCTTTTAGTTGGTGTGTTTCGTTTCGATGTAGTAACTATACAATTACCATTTGTTTAATACAAGCGTTATTTGTATATAATCATAAAATAGTTTGCTTTAGGGAAAATCTGGACGCTATTGGATTTTATTTTCCCGAAGTTAACTATATGATTATTAACAGTAAACAAGGTTTTCAGGGAAACACAGGGAAAACTGGATTGGATTGTTACTTTATACAAATCAATAGTTTACGCTCTATAAAGGGTATAATTGGATGTTTTTCTCTATTATTCATGTTTTATTAAAAATTTATCAAAAAAAAGAGCCAAGTCATTAGACCTAGCCCTTATTTATAAATAGTTTTAGCTACCATATAGCTATATATAGTATTAGTAATTGTATAGTACTATTTCTACTTAATAAAGATAGGGGTATTTTTACAAATCTTTTTTGGCTGGATTTTTATTTAGGTATTAATAGTTACTTTTATTAAAAAGTCGTCCAAACGTCCAAAATAGCACTATTCCTTTTTAAAATCATCAGCTTAACTTCGGGCAAAATAAATCCAGTGTTGTCCAATTTGCCTTAGCTTTTCCCTGAAATATGAGATTATTGCGTAAAATTAGATTAAGATGCAGATTATTGATTGATAAATTAGATTAATAACTTTTTGATATAAGGATATGTGATTTGGTTATATGTATAGATTATTGTTCTTTGTGTACATGAATTGTTAACGTGTCGATTTGTGGGTGTAAAAAAGCCAGCGGTTAGGCTGGCTGGCTATCACTCTCCAATTGGCCTTTTCTGGCATGCTAAACACCACCTGCACCAATAATTACTATTCAATTCAAACTTATCAGCATCAAGATGCTTTGCACACCTGTAACACCATAACCCGCGCATATTACTCTCCATCTAACACATTAGGGTTGATCAACCATTCTCCACGACACAACATAACAACATTAGCATCAACTAACGCTGGTAATATCACTTCGCGCAAATAACCAGTTAGCCCGCCAGTTGAGGCAAATTCCTTTTTACTCTTGAGGTTTTGCTGCAATTGTTGGACAGTAATCTTTGGTATTTTGCGATCTTTAATATCCTTCTGAAAACGGTTTTTAAGCTGCTTTGTAACGATGGCTAGCTTAGGCGATAAACCTGCACATCCTGAATCCTCGGCCGCTTTTAAATAGGTTCTGCTTAGTTCGTCAAATATCTCAATTGCTCGGCATGTTGTTTTATAGCCAATGACTTTGCGACGTCGACCATTTTTAGACCATTCTTGAGCGCCCCACATGATACTGGCGATTTTCTGGACTTGCTCGCCAGCTTTCCCCATCGTGCCGCGGATCATAGAATCATTATATAAACCGTTATCTGCCATCTTAGCTTCTATGTGATTACGGTAATCATTGATAGCGCTATGCGCTTGCTCATCAAATGAAAATGTGACGCCTTGGTCATTAACTAGATTATTAATCAAATCGATGTAATCAGCTTTTAGCGATTTATCAACGGGCACATATTCATGGTGATTACGCTCGCCAAGCATATGCGGCTCTTTGATTAATAGAAATCGCTCACTAATGCCTCGACCCTGTTTGCCAGCTTCTAAAATTGCATCGACTGTATCTGGTTGTGCTAATACTGCACATGTACCTTTTACATTGCCGCGAAAACCATCACGACCTGAACGCTGGACAGAAACCCACTCTCCAGCCCACATTGCCAAGAATAAACCGTTGTTAGCTTTCTTGCTGCTGTCACCGTAAACAGAGCCTAACATTACGTTAATTGCCTCTGCTTCTGCTGATATGATATTGCCCCAGCCACCTTGCTTTGAAATAAGCTTTTCTAAACCTTCTGGCGTGGCATCGTTCACATCGGTTACGTAGTCAGGTAATGATTCGACTTTTTGTGCAGCCTTGATTAAATCGCCTTCAATGTATTCAGCTTGTGCACCAGTAGCGTTTTTTAATTCTTTGCGCAATTCCTGAATGTTACCCTCTGCTTTTTTACGCTCTGTTGCATTAACTTTGTTTATTGACTCGTATGCAATGCGGATAGGCAGCATAAAAGCATTATTTACGCCTGACTTACCAGTCGATGGCGGCTGACCAGAAACACAAAATAAGTTTACTGGCCGCTGTTCGTCACTGCCTTGATACGGAATATAAGTAAATTGGCGGCTCATGGCAGCAGATAAACAGCCTAATCCATGTAGGAAGCAAGTGTTTGGCGGGAACTTTACTGAGCGCCTAACGCTATCAGAATATTGCTCCAATATGTTCAACTTCCAAGTATCTTGCTTCGGCGTAACAATATCAACATGAAAAGCTGATGCAGCTTGATCAACTATTTGCGGCCACATATCTGGATCAATCAGCATGCCAATTTGCTGCGGATAATATTCAGCTATCATTTGTGCTGCTGATATTCCGTTAGCTTTATGGTTAGACGCCCAATCCGTGAGAATTTGATTTTTATCCATGATTAACACCTAGTATTTTACGACTGTTAGCGGAAAGTGATCCACCCCAATACGCTGACAAGTTGAAAACACAGCGTCAAAGGTTTTGAATTTGCGAACATCACCACGAGCTGTGATTAATAGTTTTGGCTCGACATTCAACTTGGGGCATCCAATAGATAGCGTCATCGATCCATCTTCTGATGTGTTGGCGAATATCGAGATAGGCATATTAAATTGCACTAGGTTTTTAACGCCTGATTCATTTATTTGGTTCATTCTGTCATATCCTTCATCATTAAAAATGTAATAGCAGCAGACATAAGCGCATTTTTGCTTTCATGCTTAAACTTCATAAATCCGCCACCTTGAATAAATGTCATCGCGTCACCGCTAGGATAATGAGCAATTGAAATGTTATTGCTAACAATAATAGGCCACATATCAGCAGGGTTGTTGCAGTAGTCTTTATATTCTCCACTTATACCGACTTTATAAATAATTTGAACAGCATTTCCATTATTTGTAGGCCACATGTCAGCCTTGCCAATAACCTCTCCATCCGTAGCAATTTTCGCAACCAAATAATTAATTTCAAAATCACTCATTTCATCATATTTATTCATCTTAACCACTCCTAACAATTATGTAATTTTGTTTGACGAAATGATAATAATGTAATATTGTTACCCCGTCAACAACAACCGAGATTTATTATGTATAACGTTGAAGAAGTAAAACAAGTAGCTAACGGACGTTGGCTAGATATTATCAATGCTTGCGGTATGGATATTCACGGACAAGCAAATCGCCACCAACAATGTCCGATTTGTGGTGATGGCGTAAAAAGATTTAGGTTTGACAATTTGCGTGGCGATGGCTCGTTTATATGCAATCACCACGGAAGCGGTGACGGCCTTGGCTTAATCGACTTATACATGGGAGGCTTCAAACCTGCCATTGAATTTGTCGCTGGCTACCTTGGCATTTCAGAAGAAACAAACATCGACCAATCAGCTATCGATGCACGTAAAGCCGAAACAGTAGCTAAAAATAAACTACGCGCACAATATGAAGCTGACCAAAAATTAGCGGCTCAATCAATTGCGGCTAATGGTGCAAGCCTTATTATGCAACATTCAATACCGCATAGTGGCCATGACTATTTAACGACAAAACAAATACCCGGTAAAACAGCCTGGTTTATGCCAAATAAATTCATCATTCCAATTAGCGAAGGCCGAACGCTTGATATTATTGGATCGCTAATTATACCCGTGATCAACGAGCGTCGAGAATTGGTGAACGTTCAGATTATTAAACCCGACGGATTTAAAATGTTTTTGCTAGACGCGCAAATCACTGGCGCATTTCATATGATTGGTTCAGTGCGCGCTGGAGACACGATACTGATTGGCGAAGGTTATGCGACTATGGATACAATGCGAGCTGCTACATCGATGCCTTGCGTGGTAGGATTTAACTCTAACAACCTGCACTCGGTTAGTTTAATCATTGATAATCTTTATCCATCCAATAAAAAGATGATAATTGCTGATAATGATTGGCACAACAACGGCAAAAAATGCGGTAACGTTGGTTTAATCAAAGGCATGGCAGCGGCTAAAGCAATCAATAGTGATTTTATATCGCCTCCAGCAATTGATTGTATTAGCGACTTCAACGACTACGATGTTAAATTTGGCCGCATTGAATTACTTAATTTACTATTTAAACTTAAACTACTTGACAGCGTGCAAACTAATTATTAGTATTTGCATCGTCAATCAACAATAAGGATTTATCATGAAACTTGAAATCAATAGCTATATGTCAATTGAAGTTAGCGAACCAAACGAATTACTGGAATTAATGAGTGATGATGAGCAGATAGAGTTAATCGAGTCACTATCTTGTCGTGAATCAGTTATCAAACATGTATCCGACCAGCTTATTCATGGTTGTACTGAAAACGGTCATAGTGGCTGGATGTCTTACGGAGAATCGCCGAATACAGCAACACAGTTAGCTATCAGAGGCTTAATTGAAAACATCAATAACATGGCTTACCAAGAAATACAGCGACTTGAAAGTTTGGTTAAAAGCGAAAAAGAGACAACTCAATATTGGGTTGATAAATTCCACGCAAGAGGTAACTACTAATGAAAACAGCAGCAGAAATACTAGCGTGGTGCGTAGAAAATAATGAACCTAACGACTTTGCAATAATGGCTAATTATTCAGGCCATGTTAACTGGTTGAGTGTTGAGGTCTATTTGGGCGGATTTAAATCTGGTCATAGAAGTAATTTAGGCATGACTTGCACTGATGACCTAGAAGGCTTGAATTTACTATTCATAAAATTAGAAACGCTAAAGCATTACAATGACCAGTCATCACAATGGGCTAATGAATTGGCAGAAAATAACAGGCAGCGTAAAATTGCGGATCTTAAATTAAAGCTTAGTGAATTGGAGGGTTAGATTATGGAAAAGTTTACTAAAGGCGAGTGGAATATCATGCCAATTGAGCATGATAAGGAATATGTTAGAATTCGAGGCGCCTCGCTCGGTGGTCGGTTTAAAATATGCAATGTGATAGATTTAAAAGTTCATCACGACGAGTCTAAGTGGTGCCAATATGAAAGATTCGAATCTATGGCGAATGCTCACCTAATTGCAGCAGCCCCAGAAATTTATGAGTTTATAAAGTCGCTTTTAGAGTTTGATATGCTAAATGATTCTGACACTATCGAGGCTAAAGCGCTGCTATCTAAAGCGCGGGGTGAGCAATGACCGACATACCAACATACGGCAAAATAACGCCTCACCCATTCCAGTGGGAAATAATACAAAATAAGTTTGCTCACATAAGAAAGCAATTAAACGGAGAGATAGAAATTGCTCCTAGCTTTATTCATGCTTACGTGTCAGCAGGAAAAACAATTATAGCTGGGGCGCTTGCGCATCAATGCCATAAAACAAAGCATAAGCTATTAATACTTGCCAGAACTGGAGAGCTAGTCGATCAAGATGCTGAAGAAGTTTTCAATATGGGATCTCCATGCTCTATTTATTCCGCAAGCTTGGGGCAAAAATCAACTTACTACAGCACTGTTGTAGGGTCGGAAGGTACTGTTGCCAATGCGCTTAATAAAGAGTTTTCTTCTGATATTGATGAGCGGTCAGGCAAGGTTATTGGATTTATACCAAGCATCATATTAATCGATGAGTGCCACGAGGTTAGCTGGCAGTCGGTACTTGATGAAACTGAAAATCAATATGCAAAAATAATAAACCACTTTAAAGCCGCTAATCCAAAGCTAATAATTATCGGCATGACAGGATCGCCATATCGCGGCCTAGAGTCAATTAAGGGGCCGTTCTGGAAAGAGGAAATTCAGCCAGTTATTGACAGGCGATTCCTAGTTGATAATGAATATATTGTGCCGACAATATTTGGTTATGGTCACGATAATGTAGGTTATGACTTGTCAGAGTTTAACAATATTAATGAAGTTGGAACGACTGATTTTGGCAATGCAGATATGGAAAAAATGCATTCCAAAATGAAGCGTGAAACAACCAAGTTAATAATGGATGAAGTCCAATCTGTCATGCAGTCTAGGCTATCAGCACTAGTTACATGTGCAGGATTAAAGCATTGCGAAGAAGCTGCGGCATGTGTTCCAGGTGATGAATGCGCAATCATAACTGAGGCAACAAAAAAATCTGATCGCCAGCAGGTGCTAAAAGACGCAAAAAAAGGACTGCTTAATGACCGTGGAACATTCCGCTATAAGTATATATTTCAAGTGGGATGCCTTACCACTGGCGTAAATGTCCCTTTGTGGTGCACTAGTGTGTTATTACGAAGAATTGGCAGCCTAACATTACTAACTCAGTTGTTGGGTCGCGGAATGCGATTGCTAAAGGATGGGCATATAGCAGCAGGTTACACGAAAGGCGATCACCTTTGTTTGGATTATTCAGGCACTATGGACGCAATGCATGAGTTATTTAACGATCCACTACTTGAGGATGCGACCCTAAGCCATTCAAAGCAAGATGGTAGCTTTATCACATGCCCTATTTGCGACACACAGAACGGCGTTTATTCGCGGAGATGTATTGGTACTGACATTATAGGAGATCAACCAGACCACAGATGCGGCCATTGGTGGAAGTTCCGCGCATGTGAAGATCTGCGCCTAAACAATATCCTAATCGAAAAAGGTTGCGGCCATAAAAATGATATTGCAGCCAAAATATGTGGAAACTGTAATAAATATTTGATTGATCCAAATGCCAATTTGTCACACAAGGCTTATACCGATGCAGATTGTAAGCCAGTTTTAAAAATGGATATGGAAATAATCGGCGCTCGAAGTGATGCAATACAGGTTACTTACTGGCTTGATTCGTTCGGCATTGATGGTCAGCAAGAAATTGCCAAGTGTAAGTATTGGGCTATTATGGCAGGCGGTAAACGTGTGTGGGATAGCAAGTTTGTGAAAGCACATGCAAAGCCTGCATTATGGAAAAAAATACTGCAAATGACGCCAGCGCTATTAATACAGAATAAAGATTTATTTATCACACCAAAAATGGCAACTCACCGCATTAATGCGAAAGGTGAGTCGATTGTTAATGTTAGTAATAAGAAGGTAGCGGAATGAAAGTAATCATATCAAAAAACCGCACAGGCATTACGACATATAAGTCAGCAACCAAGCAACCTAAGCGTCTTGAGTCATTGGAGCAGCAAGATTTAAATTCGCATTGTGCATTACTTTGGCCTGCTGAGTATCAATCAATGTTTCATGTTGTGAATGAGGTTAAAGCAAGTAAGCATTACGGTGGCATATTAAACCGCAGAGGCAGAAAGAAAGGTGTACCTGATTGGCATGTTGCGGTTCCAATCGGAGTCTACCACGGACTTTACGTTGAGCTTAAGCAGGCTCACGCAGGTTCATTAAAGGCAGAACAAAAAACATTCCTACTCCGACAGCAATCACTAGGCTACAAATGCGTTGTTGCTTATGGATTTCGCGCAGCACTTGAGGCAATAAAAGATTATCTCAATAATGCTTGACAATCATATCAATATTAATCAATAATACATCTGTCAACTAAACAGAGGTATTTTTTTATGAACACAAATCAATCTAAGCGTAAGAAAGAGTTTAATAGCAATGCTGATGAAAAAGCGTTTTGCGCATATATAAGAAGATGCGCTATAGACCATAAGACAAGCACGCAAGATATAGTTTCTGCAATAATTGGTAGAATCAAAAAACAAGATGGTAAAGCTATTACTTTAGGCTACACAGACAACACAGCCCACTTTGGCGAAGATTATCAAGCGGAGAAACAATTATGAAAAATGCAGATATGCCAGCAATGCCAGTAGAGTGTGAAATCATTGATAACTCGGGCAGCTATACAGGATTTACAAAGCGGGAAGAGTTTGCGAAGGCTGCGATGCAGGGTTTGCTGTCCAACGATTCTTGGCTTAAAAATATTTCAGATAGAACAGGCTCAGAAGTGCTCACTATGGCCTGTGCGCTAAAAGAAATTACGTACAAGATTGCCGATAAAATGCTTGAGGAAAATCAATCATGATCCAACAAATCAGAAACATCAAAAAATACAACGCCGATGAGCTATCAAATGAGGATTACCACGCTCACGAATATATCAGCGGTTCATCGCTAGTAACTATATTTTTCGACTGCTTAGCGGCTTGGAAATATGGAGATAAATCAGAATCAGCGGCGTTACATTTCGGTATTGCGTCACATGCTGCACTGTTAGAGCCAGAAAAGTTCGAGCGTGAATTTCAGTGTGACATTAACAAGAATGATGAAAGCGTTATCACAAGTGACGCTGCATTAAAATCATGGTTTAAAGTGCGCGGCGTACCAATTAAATCAACTGCCACGTTTTCAGAAATGATTGAACAGATGCTTAAAACTGGTGAGTATCCAACAGTGTTAAAGCTCGAGTCGATGATACTTGAAGCTGAATGCAAACATGCTGGTAAGACTATTGTTAAATACGATGATTATCAAATCATCATGCAAATGCGTGAGGTGATATTTAATGACCGCGATTTGCAGGTTGCATTAAAAGATTGTCGTGTTGAAATGTCAATTATCTGTGAAGTTATGATTGACGATGTTTGGTATGGCATTAAAATCAGGCCTGATATTATAACGGGTGATCGCGCAGTACCTGATTACAAAACCACGGCAGATATGAACCCTGAAAAGTTTAGTAAGCAGGCGCATGACGCTGGCTACTGGTTGAAAATGGCATTGCAAAAAGACGTACTAGAAGCGGTGTTTAAAAAAGAGTTCCGACCAGCTTTATTAGCGCAAGGTAAAAATAAGCCGTATATCCCACAATGGTATTGGCTGACCAATGAGCAATTAGAAGTAGGCCGTGATCAATATCAATATGCGCTAAGTCAGTATAAAAAAAGTAATGATGCTGATGTATGGCCTGCATATTTTAACGGCTTTGTTGACTTACCAACACCAGCATATTTAGCAAACCGATATGAGTTTGAAGATAACTCAGTTTCAATCAGTGTTGAGGATTAATTAAAATGAATGACATTACAAACCTAAGCGACACAATTCTAGCAAAATCTGACCGCCTTAATGCAGAAGATTTATTGGCTGGCCCATTAACCGTTCGAGTAGCTAATGTTTACCGCAAAAGTGCTGACTCACCAATTGCAATAAATTACGAAGGTGACAATAACCGCCCATTTGAGCCATGCAAAACCATGCGTAAATTATTGGTAGCAGCGTGGGGCGAAGATGGTAATCAGTGGCTAGGCCGTTCAATGACACTTTACAATGACCCATCTGTTAAGTGGGCAGGCAAGGAATCTGGAGGCGTTCGTATTAGCCACCTGTCGCACATTGAAAAGCGATTAATACTAAACCTATCCGAAACACGCGGCAAAAAGAAGCAGCACACGATCAACATTTTGCAGGAAAACTTTTATCCTGATGAAGTGTTTAATAAAAACTTTGATGCTATGGCTGATAGCATTTCATCTGGCAAAATGACAGTTGCGCAAGTTATTACGCGATTAAGCGCCAAGGGTACGCTAACCGATAATCAGCTTAACGCACTTAACTCGCTAGGCGCTAATGATGAGCAAGTAAAAGGATTTACACCAGCCGCTGAACCTGCGCATGTTGAGCAGGCAGCATACCAACCAGCAGAAGAGTTTAAAGGGGGTGAATTTTAGGTAATAAAAAAGCCACTTATTAAAGTGGCTTTTTTATTTAACTGCATTAAATATTTAGCTTAAACTTCTTAACACATCAATGCTAATCGGTTCAATTGAAAACGTGCCAGCAGGTAAATCTTTGTTTGCTTCATCATTGCTGTAGCGGTAAACCCCAGAAGTTTTGAAATTTAGCGTAACCGTAAACGCACCATTAACAACATCAACACCGAAAAGAGTTATCTCACCAGTATCGCGGCGTATTGGCATAGCGTACATTCTATCAGGTACTGCCAACTCACCACTAAAAACAATATTAGAATTTTCATAGCAAGTGATTTTAGTGAAATCACTGCTATTCATTAATGCGCCTGTAACGTTAGTGATGATGATTGGTATAGCGGAATCAACCAATTCAACTGGCTCATAAAAATGCTTGTATTCGGTATGAGTTTCATTTTTAAATTGAGCAAACTCACCGTCAACAGGCAATCTATTTGGCTCTATAGCTGCGTTAATGTCTTTGTCCCATGCAATTATATTCATTATAAACCCTTTGGTATAAACGTAGTGTAAAGAGCGTAAGCTTTAGCTGCTGCGGTAGCTGACATGTTCACACTGCTTTGTACTGTTACTCGTAAAGATGTCTTGAACTTTAGGCCATAATCACTTTCATTTACAACTTGTAACGGAGTGTGCACTGTTATGTACTCATTTGTTGAAAAGCCGTGGTCAGATACAGATCCTAATCCTATATTGTTTGCTGTTGCTGTGGATGCGTTAAAATTAGATACATATCCTAAAATTAAAGTTTGACCAGTTGTTGATGTAGTAACTAAATATTCAATAGGAATACCGTCATCTACCTCAACCCTTACAGTGTAGGTGACAATAGGACTGGTGTCGTTATATGGTGTGATCACATTAGTCAAAACACCTTCGCCAGTTATATCAACAATGACTTGTTCTAAAGTGTTGACCGCTGGCTGTAACTGAGCAGCAGACCAAAAAGGATTCGCAGCAGATGCGCTAGCAATTGTAGATGCAAATGTTGCGGCAGTTTGTATAGAGGAAGTGGTGTTTGATGTTTTTATGCTTGTTATACCAACAGTGCCTCTTGTTTTGTTAAGCATGGTGAATTTTGTCTCACCCTTATTTGGTACATTAATACTCATAAAAACCTCCAGTTATCTACGCCATTACTAGCAAGTTTAATCGATGTTGGTGCGTCAAATACAATGCTAGTATCCGTTATTTCAATGTTTGTTATAGTGTCAGACCCTGTAGCTGTTATCTTTGGGTTTACGCCAATGACGTTAAGAGTTACGTCCAAAGTCACGCCAGCATCAACAGAGTTAGCCAGTGGCAGCGTATAGCCTAAACTACCATCCCTTAATTCGTTTATTCTTCTAGCGGTCAAAACACCGCCTCCAGTCATAGATATTACTGCGCTAATTACAGCAACATCTACACCGTCCTTTTTTAAATCACCTGTAAAATTAAAATCGCTGGACTGGTCTATCTGCCCAGAACTTGCTTTTAAGTTGGCCATTAACAATCCTTAACAGTGCAAAATTTAACGTTATTACTTTGACCGTAATTTAATACAGCCTCCAAGTCTGATGTGGTTATATGCCATTCATTAGCCCAAGGGCCAATGACATGGCCAGCAAAATAAACTGTTTCGCCCGGTTGTAGATTATCAATTGCAGTGGCTACTTTGTTAAAATTGTAGTGACCAGAATCAATACTATAAGCTGTTATTGATGGCTTACCAGATGGCAATGCAACGCTATAATTTGTAGTGAACCCGCGAACAGCAACATAAGACTTCAACAACTCAGCATCATGCAATGGAGTTCTAGCGCCATAAGGGTAAGCAAAAGTATGAATGCCTAAGCCAATCCCACGAGCATAAGGGATAGCTGGATCAACATCAGTTGCCTTATGCTCTGTTGGCGCGAAGTCAGTAGCATTTCTGTGCCACAAACCATGATTACCAACCTCATGGCCTGCTGCCTGAATAGCTAAGAGCTTCTGCTTCTGTAGGTTAGTAAGGTTAGGCCACTTTGAAACATACAAAGTAGCTTTTACACCATACTTTTCAAACAGATATAAACTGTCGTAAAAACCATCAATAGCAAGGTCATCATCAAATGACAATGACACTTGCTTGGGTAGCTCGCACTGCTCAGTTGCTTGAGCAGTGACAGACATAATCGACAACATTAAAAAAACTAGATACTTAAACATTACTAACCACCTATGATTGTTACCGAAAGACCTAGATCCTCTGGCAGAGTACTTGTGTTACTCATAATTAAATTACCACCAGATATAGACAGCGTGAAAAACCCATCACTAATACTAAATCCATGTGACATTGCGTTACCAGCCCATTTAGCTACGCCATCAACCGCTAAGTTATTTGCATAACCGAATGCAGCAGGCATGTTAACGGATGTAACCGTTCCATCAGTCTTGATGTTTGCTAATATTACACCACTAACTCCATATGTGCCACCAGCAATTCTAAACCCGCTAACAGTTATTGTTAGATAGTGCGAAGTCTTTGTTAAATCAACGCCACTACGCAAAACCTGAGAGCTTAATGCTGTTTCAGGGAACGTCACGCGCTTGTGAGTGTAAGACCCAATATCAACCTCATATGGAATGAAGCCATTGAAAGACCCGCCATTCTTTTTGGTTACTTCAGTAGGCACTTTTGGATCGAAGTTGCCTGACATTTGAAGTGTGCCACCGTCAAGAATAAGTCTTTTAACAACAGCGCCACCTCCAGTCATTAATGCCGTACCTGAGCCTTTAATTGTTAAAGACTCGAAGTTCATGTTTTGCGGTATAAATACGTTAGCTATTGTGCCGCCATTGTTATCATAAACCGTTGAACCTGTGTGATCTAAAAATGATGTAGCATTGTTGCCATTGTAATAGCCAAGCGGGTAAGACGATCCACCTTCAGAGTTGCGCTTAATGATGGCGTTTGACAATTCTTTGTTTGTAATATTAAAGCTGTTTAAGTTGTTAACCGATATATAAAAAGGTGCTGTTTCATTAAATATGCAGTTTCTTAATATAAGATTATCAACTAAAAAGTTTCTGGCATAGTTAATAAATGTCGTACCAGCTACAGCTCTGCGGTATTTAGTAAACGTACAGTCTGTTGCAATAAAGCCTTCAATAAGTGATACGGTTTCTGGTGCAGTAGGCTTTAATAGTTCACAAGTCCATACATGCAGCGAATCCTGTGCGGCATAGACAGAGTTAAGTGTTTGGCCAGTAATTGTATTTAATTGATCTTTAGCTATTGGTAAAGTCCAAGTGCCATTAAGATCACAGTTAACAAGCTCAACTAAACCAATTTTGCCACCAGCATCGTCGAACGAGTAGAAATCTAAATCATTGTTGCCGCGATGAATGCGAACTGATTCTAGTCTAACTTTATGGCCTGCAAAGTGACGAGTTACGAATAACTGCTTTGAGTAATCATAGCTGCCAATCATTGACCCGCCGTAAGCTAGGAATGATGAGTAGCCTGCAATGCGGAATCCGTCAAGAAATTGGCCGCTAAAATCTACATCGTGACACTCTACAATCAGACCACCATCAGTATCAACACCTTCAGTTGAAACGTAATATCCAGCCAAGCTTTCACGTATCTTGCCGCCACGAATAGTCACCTTACCGTAACCGTTAAAGCGCAGACCTGCTCTATTAAAGTTAGCGTTACCTAACACCATGTTTTTCCATAGTGAATTAGTTGTGTTAGTGCCAGCAGCGCCAACAGGATATTGCACTGTAATGCTATCAGCAGTTTTTGCTATTACAGTGTTAAACTCATCACCAGCTACACGGATTGAGTTAGTCCACTTAGATCCGCCAGTTGCGCCAACCGCTTGGAATGATGTGGCGATAGTTTGGCCGACAACTATCTTTGCTGTCTCATAGCATGGAATGACAGTCGAACCAACAGCGACATCAGCAGATGATGTTGTGTGACGTAAACCTAGTTGAATATCACCGCCTGCTGTTAAATCAAGATCTAAATGATGACCTGCCACACTAAAATCAAACTGACCATCCTCTAGCCATAAAATAGCGTTTTGAACAACAATCTTTCTAACCTTTGCAGTATCAGGGATAGAATCAGCAGTTAAAGAGTAATAGCCATCGTTGACATAAACAACGCTATGCTCATTACATGCATTAATAAATGCCTGTGTAGCGTCGTTACCTTCGATACCTGTTGCACCATAGTCACGCAATGATGCAGATTCAGAAAGCTTATCTTCAACAGTTACAGTTACAGCGCCAACGCCTGCTTGCTTGAAAAATACAGAGTCTGCACTAGAGTTGTTATCACCGTTATCAATTGGTTGCCATAAACCACGACCAACTTCAACACCAGCTAATGGAGCTACAGAAAAGACAACTTCAAACTCATTAGGAAAGCCAACTTTTTGCTCAACGACCCATCTATTATTGCTGGCAGAATCAACCTGAGTTTGGATCATGCCGTCCAAATAAATCTGATATCTAGTTGGCGAATAAAGCACAGTGCCCGGTACGCTAAAACGTGTTTGTGTTCCATTGGCAATGATAGGGGTTTCCCACACAGGCTTAACAGTGATCCCGTCTAAATCACCAGTGCCTTGTATTATTGCCCACTTAGTAGGATCGAAAGTTGCACCAGTAACAAATGGAAGCGGCGCAATTGGCACATAAATATCGCCAGTAACAGCAGGATAGCGATGTGCCTCAACTTGACTAACAAGTAGTGACGCTGACCAGTCCTTGATTGGATCGCTATAAATAACACCAAGCCCATCTAATGTCTGTTGTAGCGACTTAATGACAACGCCGTTATAAGTGGTTACATTTACACCACCTTCAACGACCTTGCCAAATGTCACTGCCATATCTTTGACTGCACATGGATCGCTATAGGGCGTGCCAGCGTTAGGTCTTGGATTGCTATATTCGCTCATTTAGTCAGCCTCAAAAATTTTATCGTTATATTCAGAAAGTGTAATGGTAGCTATTCCATCCCCACTGTTAGTCACTGATTTTAATGTATAGTCAGTGCCTTTTAGCTCATCATCTGGAGCTATTACATATTTAGATCCAAACTCATAATTACCGTCATTTGCAGTGTAAGCACCAGCCAAAGTAGATGACCTAAAGCCCTTGTCAGTATAACTTAAAGCTGAACAAGTGGCTAGCGCGCCAATCGACCCATCATCCCTAGTTGTTTGAACGTAATAAGTTTTGCCCGGCTCAAAGTTAATGCGCTCACTTGTTAGATAATCACTGCCAAAAATATCAAGTATTTCACCGCCGAAAACATCATAGTCATTCATATCGCACCATCTAACCTTATCACCTATTCGAGCTGATAAACCAAAATAATAGGTCTGAAATTCAACGCTATCACGCTGATATAGCAGGCTTCTTATTTCATAGTCCGCACGATTTTCGGCTTGATCATCACTTTGACATCCAACTAAGTTTATTTCAAGAGGGTAATTACCTGCTTCATCGCTAAGTATGTTGCCATTCACAATGCGCCTATACACTGTTTTCTCAACGTTATCTGGTTGCGTGACATAAGATATCGAAACAGAATCTTTATCACTTGGCAGCCACTGTGGGAACGATTGATTAGAATCACCAATAGTGTTACGTCGGTTAAATAGCATTGAATGTGAAGCCTTTGCTTCAATGCGGTTAAACGTCCAGCTTTGATAGTCTTTAAATGCCAACACTCTAGCGGCGTTACAGATAACCGAAACCCTCTCTCGAAGGCCAACATCAGCGTCATCAAATGTAAAGTCAAACGTTCTTAACGCCTCAGGTAGCGCATCATTAATTCGATAAAGCTCCTCTAAGTCTACGCTGTTAATGTCGCGCTTACCTGCTATAACTAGCGTATACATAGCAGCATCAGCAAAGTCACGAGTTGCAACCAAGTTGCTGTATTCAATTAATCCAGTTGAGCGATTGTAGTGCGGTAACTTTCTGGTCAGCTCAACATTAATCTTTGACTGATTACCTCCAACAACGCGATCACTTGCCTTACGCTCAACCCATAGCAGTGTCACATCACCGTAATTCGGCACGTCTTGATATTCAACGCCAACAATTTGCTCAACAACAATTTTCTCAACAGTCGCACCGCCAATCTCGTCACTTGTTCTGCGCAATCTTCCTTGATATCGACCTTGTGGCAAACCCTCAAACTTATAAGTCCTGAATTGTGGATCTAGTGTTCCACCTGATATTGATGCTGCTAATGTCTGGTCAGTACCGATAATCGGCAGCCCATCAACATCAACTTCTCTAATCTGCATCTCAAAATCAACAGTAATGTTGCCGCTATCCTCTGCCCTTATGCCGCTTGGCATAATTACATGAAACCAAACTTGTTCGTTTTTATTGCCGCTAACGCCATACCAGCCAATCCAATTTTGAACCTCGCCACTTGAATCAGTTGCGGTTGCAGTGCCTTGGCATCCTGTGTCAGGATTTGGTGAGACAGCGCTAAGTAAAAGTATTGTCTTTGCTATTTCATTGATAGCACCAACTTGGAATGTGCCAACCAAAGCTATCACTGTACTTGGTCCGACAACTTTTGCTAAATTTACCGTTAGATAATCACCAACAACAAGCTCCATATCGGTAATAAAATCAATGCCGTCATTATATGTTAGCTGGCAATCAGCTCCTATATTGGCAACATCAATATTTGTTCCGTCAAATTCAAACGACTTAGTATTTTTAGCCTCAAGTGATTGGCTAGTAATTTCGTTTGTTTCGCGTACCGTTATGCGCTGCTCCCAGTCTGGAATAATAACTGGTGGTATAGGTAGCTGACCGTCCCAGTCGCCAGTTTCGTATTTAGTCCAGCTTGAGTTTGGAATGCTATTAATATCGGTGTCGCTTGTTAATACTTTTGTTATGTCATATCTGCCCATGCCAACACATAACAATTCACGCTGTATTTTCAGGTTGTTCTCGTAAAGATAAAAGCTTGGCTGAACAAAATCAGGATATGATGCGGGCGAACCAAACACTTCGGGTATGCCTTGATTCGGCCTAAATTCATTAGTTGCTGCATTTAGTTGATTGTTTGGTGAGCTACCTTGTCCTTCAGCTTGCCCCGGCACTTTTGGCGCAAGCAAAACCACCGCAGCAATTGCTAATGCTGCAACAATTACATAAAGCGCTGTAACTGGATCTGCTGGTCTAGTGATAACGGCAATACTGTCATTTTCAAGAATAACACGGTCGGCAATATCGTTAAGCTTTTCGCTGTCGCTTATGTCTGCTGTTGAAAGTAGCAGTTCTTTATTGATGTAGATATCAGTGTGCAGCCCGCCAAAGTTAGCAGTAAAATTATCAGCTAAAAAGTCTAAAAGGTTATCACCCGCATTCGGATAATAAACCTCTTTAGCAGATAGGTTAGATGGATCGTTAAATCTTACTAAAACTGGCATAGCGTCTGAACTCCACTTTATTTTTATATAAGCGCTTAAGTAAGCCTATTCTATCCCATTTTACTTGGCCTGTCCCGTTCGAGCCTTGCCCCCACGCATGAATAACACCACCCGACAAAACACGCCCGACATGTTCAAAGTCACCATTTTCATTAAACATCAGCATAATATCACCATCGCGGCCGTCTGATATTATTGTGTCATGCTCATTAACACCTTCAAGACCTGCTAAGTCGTTGGCACTAAAATCTAAGTAAGCGCTGATATCAGGCAGTTTAACACATTCAATTTTAGCAAATGAGTCTATAACTAGACCCCAGCAGTCATATGAGTCTGGGCCGCAAGCTCTACTAACCCAAGGCTTACCAACTGCATGGTTTATAAATTCCGTTTGTGTCATCATATGATTACTTTTAAGCCGGGGAAGTCTTGCGACATATAGCGCTTTGCAACATTAATAAGTGCAGGGTTATCATCGCTAGCAGTTATCGCCACGCTATCACCTGATATTGTTATGTTACTAATCCATGCGCTAAATGTACTCGGTACGCCATTGATAAACTCTCTGTAAATATATTCAGTTTGCAGTGTGTTTGCAAAGTTTAGGTTATATAATTTAATATCCTTTAGCTTTGATTTAATATCAGTTCCTATGCGGCCTAGTTGAACCGTCATTGACATAACACCGTCTTCGCTTACGTCTGGATGCTGTACCTGAAAATTGCCCGCTGTGAACGTTACGGTTTCGCCTGCATTTCTTGGTGCGCCACTTTCTAGCTTAAACTCTTTATCATAAAATTGTTTATTGACGTATCGAATAACGCCAACCGCTGGATGATATACTTCGATAGTCTCGTATTTAGCTACACGCTCTCTTGTCTCGAAAAATGCCCTGCTCATACTTTAGGCCATCCCATATCAAACGCTTCACCAAAACAAGTGGCAGCCTTATCAAATGTTGATGTGCAGCTTTTATTAAGCAAGATATAAAGCGAACCTTCAGGGCAAGTTTTATCTTTGCTGATAATATCACGAGCCATTATTTTGGCTGAATAACTGAATGCGTCACCATTCTGACCAGTCGATTGCGGATATGTCAAAAATCTGACTTCCTGAGTTGTTAAACCTTCCTCAAGTTGAATCGGAAAATTAAACCAGCCAGAATTTTCACGGTAGTTATTTTGGTTAAGCCACATGATAAAAATGCGCGCATTGTCACGAGTAAATTTAAATGTGACATCCCAAAATGTAGGTAGGTCAGAGGTAAATAATTCCTGAAATGGCGGCCCACTATTTACATCGTTAAATCTAAACCCCTGCGGCTGATTGCGTGACTTGCTAGCCGTCTCGCAGCTAGGCAATATACTCGGCCAATTTTTATCTAATGAGCAAGCCATTATAATCTATCCTTTAAGTTTGAGTTTCTTTTTAATGCGCTAAATGCTGAGCCTCGAGAGTTAAAATCAGCAACTACGATGTTAATAATTTCACGCCTATTCGCTCCGCTCCCTTCTGTGCGAGTCTGTACGTCAACCTCACTAGAGCCGTAATTGTTAACGTTGACCACCGTTTCTTTCTGTTGGCCAGCCAAATCATTAGCACTTGTTACATTGCCGCCTTTACTGCCAGTCATTAGAAAGTCGTTTTTACCATCGCTAAACATTTCAGCTTTGCCGCTTTCATTGACTTTATACATGCTATTTGGTGCAGTGTAGCCACCGTATAAACGAGCGCCTGCTAATGCCACGCCTTCAGCCGCTGCCGTAGTTGCCGCTATACCTGCAATAGCTGGCGCACTGTTAGCGCCAAAGCTAGCCAACGATACTAATGCTGCTGCTGGTGCCATTGATGTGGCTATTGCTGCGCCAGTTGCTGCTGCCCCTGCTGCTGCTGTAGTCTGACCTATTAATGATTGAATGCCCATCTGAATTAGCGCGCCAATCATCTGTGTAAGTATTGACTGGGCTAGATTTCTGACGGCAGTTTGTCCATCCTGCGCTCCAGTTGCAATGCTAGCAAATGCACCTACAGCCGACGCTTGGAATGATTGCAAGCTAGCACCATTAGCAGCAAGCATATCAACAAATGATTGGCCTGCAACGCTTTCAACAGTTTGCAGTTTGTCAACATAAGCCTGATTAGATCTTAATCTAAGTGCGTTGTATTCTTCCTCTGCAATTAGTTTTTGATCAAGTGCTGCCTTAAATATTTCCTGCTCTTTTTGGTACTGAACAATAGCTTCTTCAGTTGGATTTAGTAGGCCACCTTTAGCGCTTGATAGCTCAGATATAACTCTATTCTTTTCTTCTTCGGCTTCAATCAAATCATAAGCTGAGTTTATCTTTGCTCTGTCTGCATCCGTAGCGCCTAGCATGTTAGCGGTGTAAATTGTCATGCCACGGCTAGACATGCCAAGCGTATCAACTTGCGCCCTAAGTGCTAACTGAAGGTTGTTAAGCTCTTTGATGTTCTCTTTGTATTCTTTACTATTTTTACGTATTGCCTCGCTATCACCTTCAACGATGGCGGTATACTGTGCACGCTTACTGTTTGCGCTATCAATTGAGTCACCAACAATGCCAAGCTCTGCACGCAATCCTCTCAACTCTTGCTCATTGTCAAAAATTGATTTGGTCATGTTCTTGTAGGTTTTGCTGCTTTCATCATAACTAGATAGCAGCTTTTTGTTAATTTCTATCTGCTTTTCTTTTTCTTTGATGTTCTTGTTTATTTCAGCAGATTCACTTACCAAAGTTGCAATTAACCCTTCTGATGTTATCAGGAATTGCATGGCTGATGATTTGTTTAGCTTTTCGTATTCCTCAGAAAGCCCTGAAACTTCTTCAGCAAGTTCTTTGGTAGACTTCTTTGTCGTGTTCATCGCCATTGCTAAGCCGCCAAGAATAGCAACTAGCGCACCGATACCAGCAGCAGCAGCACCCATGCCAACAAGCATTTGTGGTAACTGTTGAGCCATTACTAGGAACGGGTTTTGACCACCAGCTAACTGCACTGCAATATCTTGTATTTGATAGCTAAAGTTTTGAGCAGCACCTTTCATGCCGTTCATACCCTTAGTAACTGCTTTTGATGTTTTAGTTACTTGTGTATCAACACCTTTAAAGTTATTAACCATTGAAGCTGTAGATGTTGCAACTTGGGATTTTGCGTCAAGAACCGTTCCAACATTAGCGTCAACAGTATAATAAACACTGCCTAAATTCTCACCAGCCATTATTTAGCCCCTTTCTTTTTAGCTTCTTTTCTAGCTTCAACTTCATCAAGCCACTTCATAGCTGCTTCATGCTCTGACAATGTAGGCGCATTATT